TACTGAAGCACCTGATGATTTCGATAAATGGTGTGCCCTTGCCGTTTTCGGAGATGATTCAGGACTTGGTGTCCATGTTGATTTTGGAGATCGCTTCAATGCGATTACTATAAGTAAATTATTTTATCAACAATTCAACTGGAACATTACCAATCCAGATAAAACTCCCATTGACAAGCCCTTTGTCGATGAGAAAGATTTTGTATTTCTCCAAAGGAAATTCAGAATAGACCCTGAAAGTCCAAATTGTGTGTTCGCTCCTTTAGAACGCGCTAGTATTTATAGTATGTGCCAATGGGTACGTGCTGATGAAAAGCCTCTCAAGGATCAAACTGTTGAGAACTTGCGTACTGCTTGTTCCGAATGGTTTCATCACGGGAAAGATGTTTTCAATGTTGAGGTTCCAAGACTCAACGAATTCATTCGCCTTCTTGATCCAAAGAAGGTTTACACTGAAACGTACAATGGTTTGATGCTTAAATACATCAATAACCAGTTTCAATGTTAAAAGGACCCGTCGGAGACGACTTAAAACATCAAACTGCCGGAGACTCACACGATTCGCTCCTGTGAGCCCGAGATTGCATGATCCAAACTTTTGATGGCGTTATCAGAAGTATCTAGGCTGCATTCGGACAAAACTTAACCAATTCTAGTATCCACACTTAGGCCAAAGTGGAAAATCTAGTAAACGGTCTGCACAATCATCTACAAAGATACAAGACAAAACCCTACTCGAAACCGAAGAAGTAGGTCCCGAAAGACAAGAAGAACTTACGCATTTCAATGATGCCGAAGAAGAAGTGATAGTACAACCAGTACTTTCCTATGCCCAGCTACATGGTGCTATAGATAATCCTTTTCCTGCGCAAGTTCCTTCTCGAATCTTATCGAGAAATTATTTAGTTTACGAAACTCTTTGGACTGATTCCATTGCTAATCCTGCATTGACGTTCCCGTCATGCTTGTTTGCACAAAGCGCTATTGCTGATGCTCTTTCATCATTTCTATATTTTAGAGCTGGAGTCAAAGTCGAAGTTCGTATGAACTCAACACCTTATCACATGGGTGCTATTATTGTGGCGTGGCTTCCCTGCACGACCATAACTACACCAGGTCTTTTTAATTCGACCGGTATGCGCCCTATTACCTTGTCTGCTTCTACGCAACAAGCTTGCACTTTCACCATTCCATATCTCTCACCTAAGACGTTCATTAATTTGACTTCTTACGATGCTGGAGAGATCGCCACGGTGTATTTTCGAACATTGTTTCCCCTCATTACTACGTCTTCCGACGTATCTGAGGATGTGCATGTTCAGATTTATGCATCATTCACGGACATTGAAGTTGCTGGTTACATACCATCAGTTCCTTCCCGCCTTAAACGAGGGGAGAAAATCCGTGCACAAGCACAATCAAAAGATATTCGTATGGCCGATGGTTCGATCCGGACCACTGGCACTCGTGCTGATTCTGATCAACATGAAGCCGAATACAAAACTAAAAACAATACCACATCAGGTGGATTGTTGGGTAAGTACGTAAGGCCTTTTCTACGTTCTATCCCTATCATTGGAGGTGTCATTGATCCTATTCTTGACGTTTTCAAATTGATATTTAGTGCTATGGACAAACCGAC